CAGGAAATCACTTGAGAAGCTTGTCGCCTGTTCTTAGGGCGCAAACTGCGGACATATGTAGGTGTTACCTCATAACCGCGGTAAGCGTCTGTTCCACAAGACTCTCGAAACATTCCAGTCACGAAAGTCTTAGAACTATTCACCTTACAGTGGTACTTATGTAGGTGATCAAGAACAGATTCCGCAGCGTATGTAGGAACGATAATATCGTCCCCATATACGAAGACGCCACGGCTCACATCAAAGATGTTTGCCGGGCTTACAGGAAGGTTGTGGTAATCCAGCAGAGCTACTACACATATAGTGTAGAAGTACATAGACTCTACCGGAAAACACAAGGCACTACCCATCGATGCAAATTTCCTTAAGGGAGAGATAACTCTACCATCGGGAAGCTTTGCACTCTTCGAGCGACATGCGTAGATAGCGTCGCGAAGTTCCGGATTACTCTGGAACATCCTAAGAGCTAAGCTCAAAGGAACGCGATCGCTAGCATCGCTTAGATCAATGGTCACATATTGACCAAATCTCGAAGACGACATTGCCAGCATCTGGTTTACAGTCTGGTCCGTGAAATTCACGTGGCCACGACTAAGCCAGTAGGTTTCAAGAGCCTTGTACAAGGCATCTTTAACAGCCTGTTGTGTATACATCATACAAACAGGCTCTATAGCAATGACGCGGGGTGACTTCAGAGTTTTCGGAACGGTGATAACCCTTACGGGTTGTTCATCGTGGACCGAGACGAACGTAACATCCTCGAACACCTTTTCTTGAGCTGCCAACAAGTTATAGGCAGTAGATAGAAAAGGAAAGTGAAGTTCGAGCCGTTCGTGCCAACGATCCCAAACGTATTTAGAATTACCTGAAATACGTTCGGCGGTCGCTCCGGGACCGTGTGAAGGAATAAGCATGTCAGGCAATATATTGCCCAACATGTTATGCCATAACACATCGGCAACCAAGCCAAATTGGCGTTGGTCGTCGATCGGAACGGCAAATTCTGAGAGGTCTTGCTCAACTTTGGAGAAGTTGTCAATAGCCTTCGCCACCCTTTGCGGGGAGCAAGGCACCTCCAACTTCTTGAAGAGTAGACAAATTTGTCTAACAGCTCCAAGATAAATGGGGGAATCAACATTTTCCAAAACCCTTCCTGTCTCACGACAAAAGATGTGACTGACCATACCTTGCAGAAACGCAGGGATTGGTCCTGGCGATCGGCGGGTTCCGATTCTATCGAAACCACGAAAGTCAGTAGAGTCAACATACCCACGCTGCAAAGCCTTTTCAAGGTCTCTGCAGAAGTTGGGGAGGGTTATCGTCAAAAACGATAAACCTTCTTCTTTTGTCCGTGACGTCATCGTTAAGACGTCACGTAAATCGGAGACCTTAGCGGGACACATAGCGGCTGCGTCAGTATAGACGCTAGTCGCTATCTCTAAGCAGTCACTTGCATCAGTAAGATGCTTGTCGCTTTTCAAGCGACCTCCTTTCTGGAGGCAAGCTATCGAGCGAATGCTAGTGACCCCGGCTTACGCCGTTCAACTACAACATGCTTGCGGAGCAAGCCATCCAGGTTACGCTCTAGGACTCTTGTCCATAAAGGGATGTAACCATGGCAGTAGTCAGCCAGGTTTTGAACCCGGTGATGAGCTGATCAATCTCAGTCGCAGAGAAGCCATAGGCTGGTCTGATGATCATGAGAGAGATGACCGCGCTATCCCAATCGTTGGTACTATCCAACGGGTTAGTCACGATCTTGCGTTGAACAAAACGCACAGTTGACTGCACGTCTCCGTTCTTGCGAACGGCATGTACAACGTCGAGGCCAAAAGTCTCGTCGCTGTTTGCGTACGCAGCGGTTTTATCACCGACTTTTGTACGCGGCATGGTCTTCGCAACAGAATTCACTGTAATTGTTTGTGGGTCAGTAAGCATTCGTTGACTCCTAGAGAAATGGAGAAGACATTGTGGAAGATGCATGGTTTCCACACCATACATCCGCTACCCACAACGCGGTGAATACTAGGGAGCTAGGTGCGATGCACCTAGCGCCGCAAGTATCGCGTACTGAATACCGCTCAAAGGGGCGGGATTCAGGGCAAAGCCGAAGGGATTCACACTACTACTCCGACTTTTTGTGATAGCACCTGCGTGCCATCGCATGTCGTGTGAAACACCACCCCTATCTGTGAAAAGCTGACGCATTTCATAGTAGAGGTTGATGGTTCGCATCAAGTAGAAGTACTGGGACACGACCGCACCGGAGCCCAAATCTTGGAGACGCTGTACAGTGTCCCCAACGTTTGTAAACCAGTCAACGAGCCATGTCCAAGGTGTCACCTTATACAACAACACAGGGTTCACATTCGCACCCAGCAACGTCATGTACTGACGAACAGTACGGACGGCAGGGTGCATGGGAACTTTGTTGTCGAATTCGGCCCGATAAGACTTGAAACAGCCTTTGTACCACACTCGCGTACTTTCTTTGCGAGTGATAGTATAAAGGGCCTGGGTTCCGGGCATCTGCGCACGTTGTGCGGTAGATGGCCCGCATCCCCAGCCATTGAAGGTGTAAACAATCTTCTCGGACTCGATATTCTCCTCGGTAAACATCCTCTTTGACCATTTGTCGTTGCCACGCGTAGTGCGTTCGATGTACTTGTCGCCATTAACGGCGACATCGCACACTCCAACAACGTCACGGACAAAGGGAACCCACGCAAATTGGTGGTTTAGGAAGTGTCCACCCGCCTCTCCACTCCAGGCCCTAAGTTGTTGAGTCTTACTCAAAGACTTGGGCTGGGAGAATACGGATAGATGGTGTGCAACTGAGCTAGGCACGCTTCCGCCAGCTGATTTCCACAATTTAGCGAAACCAGCGGCGGTAGTTTTAAGCATGTCCGGCGTGTCATGGATTTCCGCAAGGAATTGTCCAAGACCAGCGACTTCCACTTTCGGGCGTAATTTATTATACGCACGGTTACCGAGGTTGGAAAGATCATTGGGATTCCACGCAGAAGTTACGGTCGGTGATATTTGGCCGAAACCCGCCATGAAGTTAGTTACTTCCTGCGATAGGTAAGGCTCGCAAAAGCCTCCATCGTAGGTGTACTTTTCCTTCCAGGCGGGAGGGCCAACATCGAGATCGTAATAAGCGCGATCCACAATGGTAAAAGATGGGCGATAGATTTTCGAAGTGAACAGTGAGCCACCATCCTTAAACGGAGGGCCTTCATGGAGTTCATCCATGCAGTACTCCTCAGTGGCGGGTGGATAAGACGAGCCACCAGAAAAGATTTTCTGTTGGCTCTTGATCTTATTTGTCACTGTATCAATCGTGTAGTAAGTCCCCACCTGGAATTTTCCAGATGACGGCTGGTCTACACGTCGACGAATTCTCGTTCCCATCGCTCCTCCAACAGGTGAAAGTGAATCCAAGCTTAGAGGCTCTTACCGCTAAGCGCCTAGACGGCCCACTTCGG